CGCAACACCCATGACGGCGGCCATAACTGCTGACTGCCAAACTTCTAAACCTAAAACTGCTCCAGAACCGATAGCGCCCATCATTTGCATAACGATGAGAGCAATCATTCGAGCGATGATTGAACGTGCTTTTGACGTGTCCAAAGTTTCCCCACTTTCGTTGACGTCTTTACTTTAAGTCAGGTCAACGACACTTCAAAGTGGACACGCCTACTGAGGTTCCCCTTCACAGCATGATGCCTTGAATTTACAGTTAGGGCATAACCATCGGGTTGCTACTGGCGGAAACAAGTGACCGCAAGCGTCACACTCAATCATTAAAAGAGTTGTCTGCCTAGCAATGCTGTTATTTCAATTTCTGTAAATCCAAGAGCCGTTAATTTATTTTTTGCACTTGTCAAGGCATCGTCATATTGTTGACCAGTAATACCTCTAGGAACAAAATAACCGCCTTGTTCTATTCCATTTTCAAACACCAGCCAATTATCGTAATATCTGTCTTCAGCATCTACCCATTCAAAAGTTCTAGCCATTATTTTTCTCCTCGTGCTCTTTTAATTGCTTCCCATTTTTGGCGAGACCAAGCATAACCTGAATCTCCGCCCCATAATAGCCAAGCAATCTTTCCGTTTGATGGACTTTCTGCGTTATCCCAATCCTTGCCCTGTTTGTCTACTTCGTGACGAGAGAAGAATGAATACATTCTTGCTACGGTTTCGGGGCTTAACTCTGAGCGATTGGAAAGTTGACGGGCACGGGCTACACCTACGGCTGTACCACCGCGTCCAAATTCTCTGCGTAACTCAAGACCGCGCTTGGCATTGTTAGCCATTGTCTCTGTTGGCTTCAAGTCAATGTCAGCGCTTTTGTTAAGACGCTCGGACAGTGAATCCATACGCTCGTTTAACTGGTTTAGTTTTTCTTCAAGCATGATTAGATTTTTCTTAGGGTATCCATCTTGTGACCTACCAATTTATCTGTTGGCTTTCCGTCTTTGTAGATACGGATTAAAACGGCAGGATTATCTTCTTCGCCCTTGATAGTGAAACTTGAATCTGGGACATTGATTGAATCTTTAGTAATGCGCGTGACTTTGCCTTGAGCCGTGCCACCGCTTGACCCCCATGAAACCATTGAGCCAACTTTAATTCCGTCTGCCTTTTTGATGCGCTCAGATAAGGCATTAGCCCGTGCTTCAATTTGGGACATTAATTCTTCGGCTTTTGCTAAACGCATTGCTTCCTCCATGAAAGGTTGTTCTGAAGAATCATACTTAAACATCTCAACGATGCTTTTGAAAGACATCACACCATTTTCCAATCATTACTTTGACCAAGCGATACAGGAACAACAGGTAGTGGTTCTCTGCCCTTAGCAGGTTCATACATTGCTAACAGTACGGCTTCAGCGCGGTCAGGGGATGTAACACCACGGCGCTTCATTTCAGCCTTGGCTTCAATCTGGATACGTCCAGCAGAATCGGATTTGAAAGTAGGGGAAGATAACTGAGCCATTGTCGGACGGTCAATGTCTAACCTGACATCCTGACGATTATCTGCATCTGGTTGGAGCATCTGTCGCCCGTTCCACCACATCTCAGCACGCTGGTTTTTAAACTTGTCTTGGTCATTAGCGCGTTCGGCTACATTGACCCCAATTATTTTTGCGTTCCAGTTTTGCTCCTCTTTCCACTTTTGCAAAATAGATACGACACCCCAGCCCACACCAATAGCGTCAATTTTGACGTGTACGGGTTGCTCAACAGCGCGTTCAGCATGAATCTTCACCGCCTTCTTAACTTGTTCTGCTACTACCGATGCTACGTCCATTGCGTTTTGATTCTGTGCTCCGCTGGACTTATGAATTACCGAAACCTTGTATCCGTCCATCTTGGCTATTACGAATTCGTCACCACCATCTGATGCAACGTCAACACCTAGACGAACAACATCTGATTGTGCTGGTTCTTCGTTTTCAACTGCCATCTCACACCAAAAGAATGGGATGACTTTGTTAGATACCGCTCTAGGGAATCTTGCGTGCACACGCGCTTCAACGAATGGGGAATCAGCGCCAAATTCGCTGATGACGTCATCTGTCCAGCGCTGGTCAACAAGGTGGGTAGCAACTTTGTGCTTAGGAATGTTTGGTGGACAGGATGTGCAATTACCTGTTTCTTCCCCTGTGAAGTTTGGGGTGTCATAAACGCTAATCGGAATTGTTTTGTACAGCGGTGAATTACAAGCACGCTCGAACCATGAATCTTCTTGGTCTGTAGGTGGGTTTCCCAATAACAGTAATCGAGTGTTGCCACCTGTCATAAGCGCTTCAAGGGACTGACCAATCTTTGCTCCGATACCACCTGCTTCATCAACAACAATTAGCAGGTTAGGCATATGGATACCCTGTACCGCCGATTCATCATGGTCAGCAGGGGAGAATCCGTAGGCAACGGTATCCCCGTTTCGTTTCCATGTCTGGGTCAATACTTCCCCATCAAGCCCTGCTTGTGTCGCCGCTCTGCGAATGTGAGGCCAAATAATGTTTCTCACCTGACGATGTGTAGGGGCAATCGTAATCGCAAGAGATGTTCCAACTGGATGTGAAGATACCCACCACGCAACAATGCGAGCGGCAAGGTGAGACTTGCCGGGTCCATGGCAAGCGGGTACGGCTACACGCTGGTTATCAATTAATGCTTGAGCAATTTCTCGTTGTCGTGACCATAAAACTTCACCCATGCCATCCTGAATGAATCCAACTGGATTCTTTTCAAACCGTGACCATGGGTTATTTATCTCGTCCTCTAGTAACGCATTTAGAGCACCGCGCTCCTGTGGGGATAGCGATGCGTAAATGTGCATCCGCTCTGTGGGGTCAGCCGAGATTAATCGGTCTACTAAACGCATAACTAAAGTTTAGTCTGCTATCTCGATTTCGTCTGTACGCCGTGATGCAATTTCAAGAATCTTGCGTTCCAACTCATCAGTAGCAACGTCAATACGGATAGCACCGCCATCTTCACCTGTAAGTTCTGTGTAGTCTTTACGTCCCCAGCGCTTAGGTGCGGAGCGTTCCAAATACCAAGACGCCGCTTGCCATGTGCCTTCGCTTGCCGCTTTTTGTATCTGTGCAACGGCTCGAAGTTCTGCTGTGGCTCGTGCCTTTTCTACTGCTTCTAGAAATTCTAAAAATGCAACCTCGGTTTCATTTACAGATTCGTCTGGAAATACCGCTAAACGCTCTCTTTCACGCTTTCCACGCTCAAACCAGTTGTACATTGTGGCAACTGAGATACCTGCATACAGGCACGCGGTTTCGATGTAACATCCTGTTTTCAGGGCTTCAAGTATGGTTTCTTGGCGCTCTGGAGTGAGTTTTGTATCCCGTCCCACTGTTTTCTTGGTTGCCTTTTTCTGTACAGGTTTTTGTACATCTTTTTGTACAACTTTCTTAGCGGGTGCTTTCTTTGGTTCAGTCACTTGTTCCACCATCTGCCATCCAATGCCAAATACACACGGTATCCGTGCAATCTTCACAATCTTCTCTGGGTTGAAACTTCTTAACCATTATTGTCACCATTGTCACTGTTTGTAACCGTCATTGGCTCAACACCTAATGCGTCCTCTAACTGCTTCGCCCATTGTTGACTATCGCCCCTATTGCTTTTCATGTTGGCGATTACTTCCATGATTAGTGAGTGCTCTGGCGCTTCTTTAATTTGATTCCTAGTTAGAACCAACTCTTTCCATTCATCAAAATTCATTGTTCGCCCCCTTTGCTCTGTTGCACGGGGTACAGGTAGCAACCAAATTGCTTGGTTCATCTGTTCCTCCGTTTGTGTATGAGGTTTTGTGGTCTATCTCGTTTGCTGTCCCACCGCAATAATGACACTTGTAGTCATCTCGCACGAGTGTTTGTTGTCTTAGTTTCTTCCACTGTGAAGTGTTAACCCGTGATTGGTCTGCACCGAACTCATGGGCTGTTAGCGAGAAGTCTGGGATTCCTAAGCGCTCGGCTACATCTGCAAGTGTTAATCCAGCGCTCCATCTAGCCATTGTCGGTTTATCTGACCTAAACGAGAAGTCACCAACACGGCAATTGGTTGTACTGGTTGTGTTGGGCGATGCTTTCGGTGCTCCGCCCCCCAGTAACTCGGAAACATCTGATGCGTCATAACCCGTGCCTTTCCAATCAGGCAATGACGTGATTAGGCGCTTTAAGGCATCTGTGTCATACGAGCCGTAATCGGATGTTCGGTTATCTACCAACACAATGCGCGATGCTTCATCATCAGTACAGGTTATG